TGCGCTGACCGTCAAGGCTGGCTTCATCAAGTGGTGGAGCGAGACTTTCAAGGAGACGAAGCGCAAGAAGTTCGAGAATGTGACCGCCGAGCAGCTACAGATGCTGTTGTCGGAGGATCCCACCGCCAGGATTTTTGAGATTGGCAACCCGGTTCCCGGAGCGTTGCCGATGGCGCCTGGGCCGGCTCAGCAAGGCGCCCCCGCCACGCCCGGTCCAGGCGGTCCTCCACCAGGTCCGATGATGGGGATGGGGCCGCCGATGGGGGCCTCCAATCCTGCTGGCGCTGGTGCGTCGCCGCCGGTTGCGTCTCCTTTGCCGCCGGGGCCGCCGATGCCGCAGGCCGGCGCGCCGCCTGGGCCTCCTCCCGGTCCTATGGCTGGCGCGCCGCCGCCGCCGTTGCCGCCGGCCCTCACTCAGCCGCCGCCGCCGGTCTACGATTACGCGATCGTTCAGTACGAGGCGTCGAAGCCGCTGATCAAGGTTGCCGGCGTGCCGCCGGAAGAGATGCGGCTCGATCGTTACGCGCGCACCTTCGATGAAAGCCGCATCGTCGGCCACGAGCGCATCGTTCCGGTCGATCAGTTGATCGCCATGGGATATCCGCGCGAGCTCTGCCTCGACAACATTCAGACTTCCGAAGTCGCCTTCACCACCGAGCCGCAGCTTCGCAATCCGGCTCGCTTCATGGGCACGCGGCTTGGCGACGGCGTGAAGTACGGCGAGTGGTACGTCAAGATCGACGGCAATGGCGACGGCGTGCCGGAATTGCGCCGCATCTGCACCATTGGCCAGAATCGTCAGATTGTCAGCGATGAAGAGGCGAATCGGATCAAGTTTGCGCTCTTCTCCTGCGATCCGATCGGTCACACGATCATCGGCGATTCTCTCGCTGACTACACCGAGGACATTCAGCGCATCAAGACCAACGCGATGCGCTCGATTCTCGACAGCGCTGCGGAGGCGATCAATCCGAAGACGGTGATCAACGAACTGACGGTCACCGTCGATGATGCGCTCAACGACGATCTCGGCGCGATCATCCGGACGCGCGGTGATCCGAGTCAATCCGTGCTGTTCACTTCAACGCCGTTTCTCGGTCAGCAGATGATGCCGGTCATCGACATGCTGAACGAGACGCTGCAGCGGCGCACGGGTCTAAGTGACGCCGCGAAAGGCCTCGATCCGAAGGCCTTGCAGAGCTCGACCATGATTGGCGTCGAGGCGGTGATAAACGGCGCGCAGGAGCGCACCGAGCTTGTGGCGCGCGTCTTGTGCGAAACCGGGTTCAAGGCGTTGTTCGTCGGCCTCTACAACGAGATCTGCGAGAATCCGAATCAGCGGCGCACGTTGAAGATTCATGGTCAGTGGCAGGCCTACGACACGAGCACTTTCGACGCTTCGATGGGGGTCGAGGTCAATCCGAATCTCGGCAAGGGCTCCGACATGGTGCGGATGCTCGCGCTCAATCAGATCAAGCAGGATCAGCAGCAGATGATCCTGCAGATGGGGCTCAACAACCCGATCTGCGGCATGCAGGAGCTTCTCAACACCCAGACCGACATGCTGGCGCTCGCCAACATCAAGAACATCGGCAGGTACTTCAAGAGCCCGACGCCGGATCAGATGCAGGCGCTCGCCAACATTCCCAAGCCGCCCGATCCGATGCTGCTCGCCGCGCAAGCGCAGATGGAGAAGGTTCGCTCCGAAACCGCCAAGGCGGTCAGTCAGCAGGGCATCGATCGGCAGAAGCTGGCCGCCGAGACGGATTACAAGCATCAGGCTCTGCAGGCGAAGACGCAATACGACTTCCAGAAGCTCGCGCTCGAAGGCCAGAAGGCTGGCGTCGACCATCACGTTCAGTTGGCTCAGATAGCGAGTCAGTTGATGCGCGATCAGCAGGATTCGGACGCCGCAGATCAGGATCAGCAAATGAAGGCGGCGCAGGCGCAGAACGATTCGGATGCGCAGGCGCAGGCGCATCAGCAAGCGATGAACGACGCTCACCTCAAGGCGGCGCAACTGGCTTCGCAGCATTTGCAGAAGATGGCGCAGATCAATTCCGGTCACGTGCAAGCTATGACTCAATTGGCCGCTAATCATCATGCCGCCATGACCGGCCACGCGGTGCAACATGGCAAGACGATTGCCGGCGCGCTTGCGGGCGGCGCTGATCGTGAGCATGAATCGCAAGAGAACGCGCTTGATCGCAGCCACGATGCGCTGACCACTGCGGCGACGCTCGATAACCAGCAGACGCTGGCGAAGATGAAGCCGAAGCCGAAGCCTGGGGCGAAATGATCGAGCCTCTCAAACGCACCGATCCGGAAGTCGTCAAGGCGCTCGCCAACGACGCCAAGGATTTGATGGAGGATCGCGCCTTCGTCGTTGCGATCGCGAAGCTTAAAAATCAATGGTACGGCGAGCTCATGCGCGTCGGCGGCGACACGTCCAAGACCGTCGATCTTAGAGCGAAGCTCGAAGCGCTTGAGGCGATTCCGCAATTGCTCAGCAATTTCATGAACAGCGCTCTGATGGAGCAGCAGCGAGGCTCGCATGGCGGAAGACGTTGATGACGTCGCGCAAGAATTCGCGAACGAGATAGCGCCGGCTTCGAGGCCGCGCGATCAGGCAGGCAAGTTCATTCGGGAATCGCGCGCTCCGGAGCCGATGTTTGGCGAGCGTCCGATTGAAGGCGATCCGTTGACCGGCGACACGCGCGACGGCGGCGACGATCAAGGTCTTCGCGCGCGAGAGAGGGAGATCGCAGATGGCCGCGAACAAGGGCGGACAGCTCAGAACGCCCAAAACTTACGCCGGGCCGCCGACGACGAAGGCGACGACCTCGTCGATGAAGGCGAGCCGGAAAACCTCGGCGCCGTCGAGTCCGACGACGTGCCCGCCGTCGAAGATGGGGGGCAAAAATATGAAGTAATCGTCGATGGGCAGCGGCATGAAGTGTCGCTGAACGAGGCGCTTCGCGGTTATGTGCGTCAGGCGACGTTTCATCAACGCATGGAGCAGGTCAACAACGCCAATCGCGAGGTCGAGAACGAATTCGCTCGTCTGCAGCAGGGCTGGGCGATGTGGAACAAGGCGAGGGCCGACTATGAGGAGGATCTCGCCAACCTGATCCCGCAAGAGCCGAACTGGGATCAAGAGTTCGCGCGTGATCCGCAGAACGCGCATGCGACGCAAAAGATCTATCAGGGTTTGTACGCCAAGCTGGCTTATTCACGGCAGATGCGGGCTCAGCGCGAGCAGGCCGAAGCCGCCGAGGCGGATCGACGAGTGCAGAAATATGCGGTAGAGGGCTTTACGAAGTTCGTCATGGATCACAACAAGCTGTTGCCCGACGAGCCGACGCTGAACAAGAACATCCAATCGATGCGGCGGACCGCGAAGGCCGCCGGATTTAACGACTACGAGATCGCCACGGTTTATGACCCCAGGATGTTGACCGTCCTGTTGAAGGCGAGCAGGTTCGACCGAATGACAGCGAACAAGCCCCAGGCTGTCATAGCGGACAGGGGCAAGACGTTGACCCCCGGCGCGGCTACACCCCTCGGGAATGCGCGCAGGACAGGACTCGACGATGCACAGCGCCAATTGGCGCGCAGCGGCAAGATGCAAGACGCCGTGGAAGTGTTTCGGAGATTGTTCTGACCCCAGGAGTCAACGATGCCTATCGTAACCAACGCCTTCACCACTTACGCGGCGACAGGTAACCGCGAAGATCTCAGCAACGCGATTTTCAACATCGACCCCTTCGACACGCCGGTCATGTCGGCGGCGCGCCGGCGCAACGTCAAGAATCGCTATTTCGATTGGCAGACCGAGTTTCTGCCGGTCGTGAACGCCTCGAATGCGCAGCTCGAAGGCTTCGCCAATTCGCCTGACCAGGCGCAGCCGACTGTCAGGCAGCAGGGCGAGACTCAGATCTCCAAGCGCGACGCGACCGTGTCTGGTTCGCAGGAGGAGAGCGACGCCGCCGGCAAGTCGTCGGAAATGGCGCACCAGATGGCGATGATCTCCAAGGTCCTCAAGTCGGACATGGAGACGGCCATGTGCTCGCGGCAAGCGCGAGCCGGCGATTCGACGGCGAACTACACCACCACGCCGCGCGTCACGGAATCGATCCCGCACTGGATTGGCCGTGCGGTCGACAAGGCCGGGCTTTCCGGTTCGAGCGGCGGCACGACCTCGACCGTGGGCGGCGCTGTGGTTGGCGTGATCGGCGCGAGCGCTGGCCTGCCAACGACCAATACGGGAGCGATGACTGCGCCGGGCGCGCCCGTGCAGCTTACCGAGGCGATGCTCGGCGACGCCATGCAGAAGGCGTATACGAACGGAGCTTCTCCCAGCTTGTGGGTGTTGCCGCCTGGGCCGAAGCGGACGGCCTCGACTTTCGTGGGCCGCTCGACCACTCAGGTTTTGGTTGGGAAGACCGAAGTCGTGTCGACAGTGGATGTTTTCGCCACTGATTTCGGTCGCGTGAAGTGCATTCCATCGCGCTGGCTCCCTGTCGATATCGGGCTGCTGCTCGATCCTGATTATGTCGCGGTGGCGTTTTTCCGGTCGTTCCGCCAGTACCTGATGGCGAGAACTGGCGACGCGGAAAACAGAATGATCATAGTAGAGTGGGGTGTTGAAATGCGCAACGCACTTGCGCATATTCTGTTTAACGGAATAACAAAATGATCATGTGAGCTAGCGGACGGTCCCTCGGGGCCGTCTGTTATTCGCTTGATCTTTGCGTGATGCCCAAGTGCAATTTCCTGGTTCGTAGTTGCCGTCATTATCGATGCGTTCGAGAGTTAGTTTGGGTGGGCGCTCGCCCATGTCGGCAAGGAAGGTTTCAAAGTCGTGCCAACGATCGCAAACTTTGATTCCTCTTTCGCCGTAATAGTCGAAACGCTCATTGTTCGGGTTTTCGCATCGCTGCAGCATTTGGAACCAAGAGATGTAGGTTCGACTTTGGGCACCTCTGCGATTGTGCCCGTGTTTGAAATTGCGAGCGACGAGTTCTTCTCGGTGAGCGCACCCGCAACTGGTGACGCTTCGTCCGATATTGCTGATGGTGGAGCGGGTGAGATTTCCACAATCGCACCGGCATTCCCAAAGCGAGTTCTTTCCTTGTTTGCCGACAAATCGCAGTGCGACCAGTCGCCCGAACCTTTGACCCGTGATATCTCGGAATGCAGGCAAGACGGCCTTCGTGAAAGGCTGTTGCGCTTAGGGACGATTGCGCGCTCCGCGATCGTCCCGCTTACTCTACCACAGGAGCGCTCTGATGGTAGAGCGTAAGACCGTCTACAAAGACGCGGACGGCGTTCGCCGGACGCTGATCACCGACGACGAACGGCCCGGGTTCGTCGTTCAGACCGAGCAAGTGCTCGATCAAATTCTCGACGGCATTGCGCGCGATCGCGAGCTCGTGCGCCCGGGCGCGGACATCAAGCCGGCGGCGCGCATTCCGATCGAGCTTTACGAGCGGATGATCCTCGAAGGCTGGGACGAGGATGACTTCCGCAAGTGGCTCAACTCGCCGGCGGCTGAGCCGTTTCGAATTTGGCGCGGGAGAGTCTAGGTGATCGATCGCGACAAATTCTTTGACGCCGTTCGCGCCGATCCGTTTGGCGGCAACCTGACGCAAGGGCAGGTCGACGGGCTTAATTTTCTTCTCGACGTTTGGGAGCGGCACTTTCGCGACAAGGACGTCCGCTGGCTCGCCTACAGCCTCGCCACTGCGTTCCATGAGACGGCGCAGACAATGGAGCCGATTCCGGAATATGGCGAAGGCGGCGGCAAGTCTTACGGTCAGCCCGCAGGGCCTTACGGGCAGTGCTACTACGGGCGCGGCTATGTCCAGTTGACGTGGCTGGAGAACTACCAGAAGGGCGAGCAAATCCTTGCCGATGACTACAGCGTTGAGTGTCCGATGGTTCGCTATCCCCACAGGATGCTCGAACACGAGCCTGCTGCCCTGATCCTCTATGATGGCGGCATCAAGGGGTGGTTCACGGGCGCGAAGCTAGGCGACTATTTCAACGCGAACGAGGAAGACGCCTACAACGCGCGGCGAGTGATCAACGGCACTGACAGAGCGGACACCATTGCGGGCTACTACGAAGCTTTCAAACGGGCTTTGACATGACTCTGGGCGGCGTTGCGAACGAAGCGATCAAGGGGTTGAGCACGTCGCCCATGCTGTTGATCGTCGCGGTTCTCAATGTCGGAATGTTGGCTTTGATTTTCTATGTCGGTTCGGCTCAGCGGGACGAGCGGGCGATGATGACCAAGCTTTTGGTCGAGTGCCACAAGACTTGAGGATCTCCTATGAAAGCGATCAAGCTAGCCTTTCTTGGTTTTTTGGCCGCCGCGCCCGCGTTGGCTGATTCGCTGCCTATCGGCGCGGCAAATGGAGCCACGGGCCAGGTCAGCGTCGGCACAGCGGCGACTTTGATTGCAGCCGCGCGCAGCGGTGGCGTCGGCGTCAGCCGAGCGTCGATCACCGTCACCAACACGACCGGCAGCGACAAGCTCTGTGTCGGCTTCACTAATGCTGTGACGACGACGACCGGCGAATGCTTGCCGGCGATCGCTGGCGTGTCGATCACGCTTGCCACGACTGCGGCGATCTACGGCGTGGTTCCAACCACTGCGCAGGTTGTTAGTTTCTTGGAGCTTTTCTGATGCGGCGCAGCGTCCCCTTGATTGCGGCGCTGATCGCCGCTTCGACAGCGCTGGCCGATGGCGTCAGTACGCCGAGCGTTCCCAGGGGGCATCATGGGATTGGCGTTGATGTTTTTTATCCCTCGGGTTCGGTAGGCTATGGCCCCTTTCTGGGGGACATGGTTCCTGGCGCGAGCGCATGGGGTGGCTTGCGCGCTTATAGCGCTGTCTATGCCGCAGCGAATGGCAAGGCGGTCAGTCTTCGACGAGCTAAAGACAATGTGACCTGTGATTTTGATTTTGTTGCGACGGGCCGGTTAGGCACGTCTGACGCTAGCTGCAGCCTTGGCGGGGGTCTGTCGTTGGCGACTTTTGCTACGCAGGATGCGACAGCGTCATGCACGATTGCGGGGGCGACAGCGACTTGTACGGGAGGATCTTCGCTGCCGCATGCTGGCAGCACGATTACTGGCGCGGGTTTAACGCAGCCCTGTTTTGCTGCAGCGGCAGGAAGCGGCACGGCGGCTAGTTTCACAATAGCGTTGGCAGGCCTGACGGGTTCGTCGTTTTGTGGCGCGATCGGCGTCGCTGAGATGATGACTTTCACTTATGGGTTGTATGCGACAATATTGTATGATCAGACAGGAAACGGGTTTAATATAACGGAGGCGTCGTCAGCAAAACAACCATTATTGTTGCCGTCGTGTAGTAATTCGTTACCGTGTATGTGGTATAATATTGCCGTCGCAACAAATATGACAGTTAGTGTGACCGCTTTGAAACCATATACTGTAGGGCAGACAATTTATAATTATGGCACAGCGAATAGTCTTGTTGCTTCTTATAGTAGCGGATTCCATATTTATGTCAATCTTGCTGGCGCGGCCAATGGGCAATTTGATTGCGGATCGGCGTTAATCAATCCATTGTCCAATAATGCCTGGCATTCGGTGTTGGGAATATGTAATGGAAGTCTTGGATCGTTTACAGTGGATAATTCAACAGTAGCTGGTAATTCTGGGACGGTCAGTAATAATGCTCTTAATATTGGTATTAACAGCACAGCAAATAATTTTACTGGTTTTATGACAGAAATCGGCCTGTGGCCTTTCGCTTTTTCCAGCGCTCAGCAGGCCGCCTTGTGCAATAATCAATGGACGGTAGGTTTAGGGAGTGTGTCGCCGCCATGCTGAAAGTTTTAATGACGATGGCTGTCCCATGAGCCTGCTTGGAATTGTCCTGGTCATCATTCTCATCCTGGTGCTGTTGGGCGGCGTCGGCGGCCCCTACGTCGGCGCTCCTTACGGCTATGGGTTCGGGCACGGCTCGATCGGGATCGTCGGCGTTCTCCTGATCATTATCATCGTGCTGGCGTTGATGGGGCGAATTTGATGCCTGAAAATGACGACAGCTTGTTTGGCAATTTGCCATCCTATCAAGCGATGCCGACGTCCAGTAATATTGAGGATCGGCGCGGGGATCCGATTGATTACGCCGCTCGAATGAGGAACGTTTTTCCCGCCCCGCTTAACGATCCTACGCGAAATGTTGGGCAGATAGCTAATCCCAATCTTCATAGTCTGTACCATTATGGTTTGGGCGATTATTCGGCTTCGTTTAACAGGTATTTTAGTCCGCAGTTCATGGGGGCGCTTGCGCAAAGACCGAGTCCCGCTCTTTCGGATGCCTTGCCGTATATTGGTTCCCATGAGCCGATTGCGCCGGGCGAGCAGGGTTGGGCGCCGCCTCAATATGGCGGATACCTTGATCTCTCGATGATGGCTCGGGGAGGCGCTCAATGACCGACTTCACCGATCTCAAGGCGCAGATCGCCGAGTGGGCCAATCGCGAGGACTGGAGCGATACGCTTATCGCCAGCTTCATCAGCCAGGCAGAGCAGAAGTTCAACAGCGACCTCCGGGTCGACCGGATGATCGAGACGGCGCAGAATTTGGTGACCCTAGGATCCGCTGAATTGCCGGACGATTGGCTGCAGACGGATCTCCTCTTGATCGCCTCTTCGCAGACGCCGACTGGCTGGCTTCCCCTTCGCTACAAGCAGCGCGACGAGTTCTTTCGTCTGCCGAACACGCCGCCTGGGGCCGCCTCTTATAGGGGCTCCGAAAACAGCACGGTTGGCTATTATACAATCGAAGGCCGTGTGCTGTTTTTCGGCGGCCCGGTCGACAGCCTCGAAGGCACTCCCTTTCAGATGAGCTACTACAGCGAGGTGCCGTCGATAGCGGCTGAAGGGACAAGTTGGATTTACACGAAATATCCGTCTCTCTACCTCTACGGATCGTTGATGCACGCCGATTTGCATGCGGTTGGCGAAGAGGACAAGGCGGTTTTGCTCAGCCAGCAGGTCGACGCGATGATTCAAAAGCTGAACATGGCGCACCAGTACGCCAAGGCGTCTGGCTCGCCGCTGGCGCGCGTGAAACGTCATAGTTTTGGGTAGGAGGAATCAGTCATGGCGCTTCAATATGGCGTTCTGTTTCGCAATGCCGGGCTTAACGCCAAGGCGACGAACCTTGGTGCGACGGCGACTCTGAAGATCTTTTCCGGGGCCGTGCCGGCCAACTGCGCGGCGGCGGATCCGGCAGGTCTTCTTTGCACGATCACCTTGCCGGCGACGCCGTTCGGCGCGGCGTCAGCTGGGGCGATCGCTCTTGCGGGCTCCTGGACCGCCAACGCCAGCGCGAGCGGCGTCGCGGCCTCGCATCGCGTTTACGACAGTTCCGGCAATTGCGCCATTCAGGGCAACGTCACCACTGATCTGATTTTGAACAACACCAGCATCACCTCTGGTCAGTCCGTCACAGTGACGGGATACACGCTGACGAGCGGCAATGCGTAAAAATGAGTTCCGTCTATCAAGAGGTTTTTCGAATCCGCACCGATGCGTTGGCGGCGGACCAGTCAGTGGGTGCGACTGGAATCATTTGGGCTGCGGCTGAAAACACCAACGCCGTTATTCTTGGCAACACAGCGTTTCGTATTCGTTTTGCAATTTATAATCTGGGTTCTGCTCCGACACCAAGCACTAAATGGAAATTGCAGGTCAGCAAGAATAGCGGGGCTTATTCTGATACGTGGCCAAGCGAGGTGGCTCCAGCCGATCCGACTCATGGCGTTAGCCCTGATGGTCAATCCCTCACGAATCCTCAACTCGGTATTTTGGCTGGATATTCGTTTTCTTCTGGCATGTACTGCCCCAACAAGATTTCTCTCTATTCTTTTGCCATACCGGGAGCGGGTATAGCCGAGCTTGAGTTCGGACTTCAATTCATTGCATCTGGTGCGGCTGGGAATGTTTATTCATTTCAAGTCATGCCGATTGATGGAGCCGATCAGTTCCCGACTTTTACTGTTCCAAATCAGGGATCTTTATCTCAGGTTGAGGCGAATGACGTTCTGACCGGAGCGATGAATGTTCCCCGCGCCGGGCGATTGTCAGTCGTCGAGGTGGACGACTTCCTGATCGGCAGCGCGTTCGCGGTCCACTACACAGCAGCGCTGTCCGTCACCGAAGCCAACGATTCCTTGACCGGGCGCGCCGTTCTCCCGGCTCACGCCGCTTTGGCCGCGAACGAAGCCCCCGACACCATCGTGGCTTGGGCTGACGTCATTCCCGTTGGCGGCCTTTGGGCTCGCTTGGCGCTCGCCGAAGATGACGATGTCCTCGCCGGTCTTGGCTCTGGTTCAGGCGACGTCGGCTCGTTGAGCGGGCTTGAGGACGATGATAGCCTCGCCGGAATTGGTTCTGTTTTTATTACGGCGATCCTCAATGGCGTTGAGGATGACGACGCCCTCTTCAGCAGCGTTTTGCTGGGCGCGAATCAGTGGGTTGAGGTTCTTCCTCCGCAGGACACATGGGTTGAGCTAGAGGAAGCTGGAGGGGGGTTGCCTGTGCCTGGAGCTCCGCCGCCCACCGGAACCTTCATCATAGACAACATCACCATCAACGGTGTTCCTGGCGCGATCTCCTCGGTCCAGTCCAACCAGATTTTGTGGTCTTTGGTGTTGAACGATGGTTCGGGCAATTTCCGTCTCGATCGTTATCAGGGCGGCGCTTTTCTCGACAGCCCGATTTCAATCTCGCGCACGACCGGAGAGATCATCGTTTCTGACGCGCTCCTGCTCGCCGGCGATCCGACGAGCGACCTTGAAGCTGCGCCCAAGCGATATGTCGACAGTCATGTCCCCGATCTTTCGGCCTACGCCACTCTGACGGATCTGGCTGCGTATTTGCCCCTTGCCGGCGGAACGCTGACCGGAAGGCTTACCCTTCATTCTGATCCGACGAGCGCGCTCGACGCCGCTACCAAAGAATATTCCGACGCTCACGGCGGCATTCCAGAAGCCCCGCTCGATGGGCAGACTTACGGGCGACAGAGCGCAGCTTGGGCGCTCGTGACAGGCGGCGGGGGCGGCATCCCCGACGCTCCCGCCGATGGCCATGTCTACGGGCGGCAGGACAATGCCTGGGTCCAGGTTTCGGTTTCGGGAGCGACCGCGCCGCCCGGCATCGGTGGCCCGCCATCGATCTCGGGCTCGGGCGTCGTCGGCCAGACGATAACCGCCGATCCGGGAGCGTGGACGAACATCCCCGACAGCTATACGTATGTGTGGAAGCGGAACGGCGTCGCCATTTCCGGCGCGACCGCTTCGACCTACACGCTGGTCGACGCTGACGGCAACGCCGCGATCACCTGCACGGTGACCGCGATCAATCCGATTGGCAGCGCTTCGCAGACGACGAACACGATCAATGTGGTTCCGACGTTCGTCTATCCAACCACTGGCCTGCTGGCGATCTATTCGACTCGCCTCGTCGTCGATGGCTACAGCGGCCCGGCGATCAAGGTCCGCCGGATGTGGGACAACACGACGCTCGATGTCGGCTTCGTCGGCTCGAACTTCGATCATGCGGCGGCGAGCGCATTCCTCAAGAATCTCTCTGGCGACACCGTTCAGGGCTATGTCGAGACTTGGTACGACCAGTCGGGCAACGGCAATCACGCGACGCAGGTTTATAGCTCGACCAGTGAATCCAGGCCTTCATTGTTGGTGTTCAACAAT